TAGCCCAGTATAACCCTACAAAATCGACCACCAAAAGAATAGTAACAAAAATATAGGTGATAATGGGGCGAACACTAGCACGAAGATTAATAACCCAAGTAGATGCCCCTTCTGCAGACGCTTCGTCGTTTTTATATAATGCCACTCTTTCTTGAGTGTATGTATCCATGCTAACTTGTTCGGTTTTAAGTTCTTCAATTTTTTCCTGTGAAGCAAAACCTTTTTCTGCCATTGCCAAACTTCTTTGCATTTCAATTTTAGCCATCTCACGTTCATGATTCTGATCGCCCTTTTGTTCAAAAAACTTTAATACACTAGGAAGTCCTGATGTAGCAAAGCCTAATATTCCCGATAAAATGCTTAACATACTTTCTCCTTATTCTGCTTCTTCTGGTGTGTTACCTTCGGCTAACCATTCAAGATATTCTTGGTAGTCTGTGTTAGTTTCGTCTGTAGGAATAGATGCCATATCAGATAATCTAATAATAAGACTTGTATCTACACTTCCATCTATATCATTTATTTGTTTATACATAATTATATCTCCGAATCTGCTTGAATATATTTACCAGCACCTGAAATTATTTCAACCCATGCTGACTGACCTTGTGTTCTTGCAGATGAAGCTGTAAAATTTAATCTTCCACTGTTTTTTGTAATTTTAGATGCAGAAAAGGCTGAAGCAGCTACAGCAGTTGCACTGTTGAAAATGTTAAAGTGGGATGCTGACGAAACAGTAAAAGTTGGAGCTGCCCTCATAGTAGTATTAAAGGATAAAACTCCATAGATTGATGTTGGGGAATAAACTATTGCATTTACAAGAGAGTGTACATCTGTCCATTTCCAGTAGTACCTCTGACACAAAGCTAACTGTTGTGTATATGGTAGGTTCTCAAATGGAGTAGCAGTAGTACCTACTTCTAGTTGTACACCTGTGATGTTAATTGTAGCACCAGAAGTTTGCATTACATCAGTTTGTCCTGTAGCATACAAAAAGTTACCAAGTGCCCATGTGTTTAGGGTACTTGTAGTTTTAGCTGTTTGAGCTCCAAAATTTATATCAAAAAATATACCTGTAGAGGTATTAGTTACAGTGTCATATGCAGTGTTTGCTGGAAAAGGAATAGTAACCTTTTGCCAAGTATTTGCTGTACTAATTGTAAATGTATTTACGCAATGTGAAATTCCTGAAACAGAAGATGTTGAAGTACGAAGTGCACAGGAATATGTTCCAACTACACTAGCTTTTATCCAAAATGATGCAGTTAAAGGTTGTGCATTAGCAGTGCCGTAATTTAGCATTGTCAAATTATTACCTTCTAGCCGTTGCTCTAGTCCGTAACCTCCTGCTCCTGAAGTAGCAGTTGTTGTAACAGTAATTTTATTTGATTTCGTAAATCCTGACGGAGCATCAGCCACTTGTTCCATTGAAAATCTACCAGCTCCAGCAAAAGTTCTTCCTACCCACCTATCTAATCCATATTCGTTATCACCAGTTATTGTAAGAGCAGCACCCGCATTCCTCTGGTCAATAGCCATATCACCATTAATGATAAGGTTTTGACCTACAGGAGCAGAGGGTTGTAATGAGCCATCATTAAATGTAATTCCATCAGTTCCGTTAATTGCTACACTCATGATATAGTTGCTCCTTTAAGTTCTTCTACTGTAGTCATGTTATCTACTTGGTCAGTAACATCACGCAGTCTTTGTTTCTCTGCTACGATGGCAGAGGTGTCTGCACCTTGTTCTTGTGCTTTCATGAATAATAAGTCTTGTGCCTCAAGTAGAGGCTTTCGTTTTTCACGCAGTCTATCCTTTGTAATGTCTTTTGCTTTAGTTATATTTATTGTTATTCCCATGTCCACGCATCCCTAAAAGTTCTGTCAGTTGGTATGTCTGCTGCATCTACAATGTGATATTCCTTACCTGTTGGTACATCTTTAGCTGCAATTTGTTCTACAGTTAATCCGCATTCATCAGCAGGTACTATGACAGCAACTGTCCCATCATCATTTGTGTATACTATTCTTTTATTCATAATATTCCTTTTATCTAAAGATGGCTAGCATAAAGTATGCTTGATCTTGTGCGCTAGCAGTTGTTGTAATTTGAGCAATTACCCTTATTGACCCTGTAGCTGGCACAGCTGTAGAAGTATGATTATTACCCTGGGCATTGTTTGTATCTGACCTAGAAGAATTACAAACAGAGGCGTAATTTGCATCCGCCATAGCAGTTGCAAAGTTGGCTGTATAATCACCAGTACCATTATCTGTAATACTACTTACATTCCCACTTGCTCTTATAGCAACTGTACCTGTTCCATTAAAGTTTACCCATGCTCTAGCTGAATAGCTTGGTGCTGAACCACTTGCTGTTGAAAGTGCTGTTGGTTTTGGTACATCTGCTGCAGCTGTTGCGGAAGTTATCATTGTCCCTGTACTTGCAGGGAGTGTAAGTGTATTAGTTCCTGCTACCGCTGGTGCTGCAACTGTAATAGCTCCAGAGGTGTCTCCTGTTAATATTATGTCAGCCATTATGCGTTCTCCAATGCTTGTATTCTTGCTTCTAAATCTTCTATTTTAGTAATAGCTTCTTGTAGTGCTGCTGTTAATAATGGTACAAGTTTAGATTGATCTATACCTTGATAGTCAGGAACTTCTCTAGTTCCCCTAATGGCTCTAGTTACTACATTACCATCATCATCTAATACTGCTGGAGTAACTTCATACTCCTCTGTACGCATAGCATCTTTAGTTCCTGTTACTGATGCTGGAATAACTGTTTGAGCTTCATGTGCTAAAAATCCTTCACCATGAGAACCATCTTGTACCCATGCCCATGTGCTAGGTTTGAGTTGTTTTAGTCTGTCTATACTACCAGACATAGGTGCTACATTTTCTTTTAGGCGATAGTCTGATGAGGTTACATATGATGTTGATGTACCACTTGTTTGAATACTACCTACAATCCCGTTTGGATTGAAAAATAGATGATGACTAGCAGCAGAAGTCGCATTTCTGGCTGTAACAATATAACCGAAATTTCCTTTAATCTCTACACCTTCACTACCTGCAGCTATATCAGTCGTAGTACCCACCAACACATCACCACTAGACTGAATACGCATGCGTTCTGCGTTGTTTGTATATGTAGCTAAATAGTTTGAACTATGATTATATAAAATTCTTCCTATGTTTATATCATCAGAATCACCAAGCTCTAGCACACTTGAATTAGCATTTCCAGCAGTAATACTAATAAAGCTATCACCAGATTGCTTAACTTCTAAAGGTCGTGCTGGACTACTTGTACCAATACCTACATTGCCACTGGTATCCATCGTAACTTTAGTAACACCTGCTGATTGTAGCTCTATCTCACCACTTGTATCAGAGGTTAGCTTTAGTCCGTTACTTGTATCTGCATTAATTATTGTAGCCATATTATAATATCACCCATCGTTGTCCTGCAGGGATAGTAACAGTAAATCCAGAGTCTATTGTCATAGGCCCTACTGACATACCATTTGATCCTGCTGTTATTGTATAATTTTCTGAAATGTTGTCAACATTCTCATAGATAGCACCACCTGCTGATGCACCTCCACCAATTGATCCCCATGCTCCATCCGCATATCCTTCAAACTCATCTTCAGTAGTATTATATCTAATCATACCTGCTGCGGCTGAGCCAGGTCTTTGTGCTGTTGTTCCGTTTGGCATTGTCAATGAGCCAGTACCAGAGTATATAAGGTTATTAGGAACATTTACCGTGCCCGCATTATGCGTTACTTCATCTCCAGCAGCATCACCTAGAGTTACATTACCTGTTGCACCTAAAGTTGTAAAATTACCTGTACTAGCTAATGTATTACCAATTGGTCCTGGTGTAGCAAAGCGTGCTGTAAAGCCTGCACCAGAAACAGTACTTGATGCTGCGAGTGTAGTAAACGCTCCTGTGCTAGGGGTAGCTGCACCTATTGTAGTACCATCAATTGTGCCACCATTAATATCCACATCGCTTGAAACAATCGTTCCACTAATGTAATCAATAGAAGCAACAACATTGGTGCCATCTGCATATACAAAAGATGATTTACCTGCTGGAACTAACACTCCTGTACCTGAAGCAGTTTTAACTGTTATGGCTGTAGTAGAGCTGTTTTTAATTAAGAATTGTTTTTTGAATGTGTTAGCGCCACCTGCAGCGGTAGTAGGAATAATTAAGTTGCCTGAACCTCCTGCACTTCCTGTAAGATTAAGGCGTAAGTGTCTAGCTACTTGTGTAGCATTAGAAGAAACACTCCAAGTTAATGTAGTATCTCCTGTGCCAACAGCTTGGTCGACTGTGCCAACAATGGCTTCTTCCATTGCTGTACCTAAATTGGTATTAGTCGTTGTTCCCCATGTGCCCGACTGTTCTCCGGTTCCTATTAACTCTACCGATAAATTTGAATATGTTGACATATTAATTCCTTATCCTGTAACTATCTCTGTCCAATCAGGAACTTGAGTAGTATCTATTATAACCCATTCTGGGTCTTGAGTAGTATCTATTATAACCCAGTCTGGACTATTAATTAAAGGAGCATATCCTTGTATATTTAAACTAGTCCCACTAGGAGTTATAATTCTTCCTATTACTTCTGAAGGAGCATATCCTTGTAACGCTAATGCGCCTACATTTGGAGTAATTACTCTACCTTCTGTTACAGCTGGAGCTATTCCAGCTAATGTTAATGCACCTACACTAGGTGTTATAACTGTGCTACCAAATACGTGCGGCGCTTCACTTGCTATATTTACTGCTCCAACCAGTGGAGTTTTAAATACATTCAGTTGCTGTACAACTTGAGGAGCTATTCCTTGTAATACAAGTGCTCCAGCTGGTGCCGCTGCTACATCACCATAAACTATACTTGGTGTTGTCCCTGCTAGTGTTACTGCGCCTACACTAGGTGTTATTACTTTACCTTGGACTACACCGGGTGTTAATCCATTTAACACCGCTGCCCCTACACTAGGGGTTATTACGCTACTTTCAAATACACTTGGTGCTATGCCTGCTAATGTTAATGCACCTACACTCGGAGTTATTACTGCTCCAGTTAATACTGTTGGTGCTATTCCTGCTAATACTAAATCTTTTACACCTGGGGTTATTACTTTACCCTGAACTACACTAGGGGCTATGCCTGCTATAGCTACAGATCCTGTAACTAGCGATACTACGTCCCCTTCACCCCATGGACCAGAGCTCCAGGTATTTCGTCCCCAGCCGGTAGCCATTACTAGCTCCTTATGTTAAGGTAAATATGCCAGTAGCAGCAGGTAAAACAGTTAAAGTATTTGGCGAAGTTACAGTAAACTGAGAACTAGATAACTGACAGAAACATAAAAGTTTACCTGCAGCTGCTCCAGTAGAATTACGTAAAATCGCATATCTAATATTTACTAAACTAGCTCCAGAAGCTGTAAATGCTAAACCTACGGCAGACATAGTAAACTTCTGCTGTTTAGCTGAAGCTCCTACTGTCCACTGAGCTGTTGCTGGTACTAAATCCCTGCCGCCGGTAACATATCCACCTGCCGCTCCTATTTCATTTGTCACAGATGCATATGTACTCAAAGTAAAAGTAGAGGCATTACTCGCTGTTTCAGCTAAAACCATTTTAAAAACACCGGCACCTAACGTTATGGTACCATTACCTATATATTTTTTGGCACTGTTATATAGTTGCCATGCTGTTGCTGCCATGTTAAATCTCCTTTATATCGGCGTATGATGCGCCGGATTCTAAAATATGATGTAATAACCCACCATAGATTGCTAACTCAATTTCATCGCCTAACATTTTAATTAGATCAATAAACTCTTGGGCCTGCGATACCATCCAAGGGTTACAGTTAAATACTTTTCCGCTCACGTTTACGGGCATAACTAACTGTCCATCATTTTCTTCTTGTTCGTATGCGTGATGCATTTCATCTTCACTTAAACAGGAGTCACACCCAAATAAATGAAATCTTTTAAATCCTAACATTCTAAACAATGGTATAGCTCTTAACAATACAGTCGATCCTCCTGGAACTGACCACCATGTTTTATATTGCTCATCTAGTATATCTTTTAATAAGTCTGCTTGCGTATGCCATATATAAGTTCTATCTTTTGGCAAGCCCTCAAATACACTAGGGTTACATTGTGAAGCTATAAAGTATTTACAATCCTCTACTACAGGTTTTGTAAACCTCGCATTAAACTTTCTTGCATCTACCATGACCATAGCAGAAGGAGTTAAACCATTATCTAAACACCATTTATAGGCGTTATTAATAGTTATAAGTTTAACACCATTTGCTCTTAATTGCTTTATTTTTTCTATATGTTGTGGTAAGGATGGTCCTCCCCCTACAATCATTACTTCAATCTCGTTAGTCGGATGGGGCTCTACTTGTAAATAACCTTGCTTTATATTGTGTTCTACGTTTTTCTTTATATCTTCATCAGTTGTATTTACAGTACCTGCATCAACTACTTCTTCTCCTGTTGCCCAATTACTTACATAAAACAAACAAGTGTTATCTGTTTTGTTAGACCAATGTATTACACATTTATGGTCTTTGAGTTTTTTAAGCCACCACTCATATGGGTGCACACTCAAATGTAGCTTATGTCCTACTAACACTCCTGCCTTATCATCAACAGTAGATATTTGAAAGAACACATGCTGACACGCAGCTAAACAATTCTCTATAACCTTATCAACGTGATGAGGTCTTATATGCTCCATCACATCAGTACAAAAACCATAAGCCGCTTGAACAGGTAGAGGTTGAGATAAATCAGCTTCTACAAATCGCAACGCATGCTTCTGTGTTTCTAACATTGGGACTATATCTTCATCTAAGCAATTATCTGCAAAGTCAACCATAGTTACATCTAGTCCACCAAAGAACGCTAGGTTCAATCCTCCACGTCCTGTACCACATCCTAAATCAAGAACTGTAGCACCTTGTTTAGGTTTAGCTTGTTTTAAAAATTCGTGAGCTATATTTTCACCAGGAGCAACTTGTCTATACTCTGGTTTATCCCACATCATTTTATATAAATCTTTTTCTAATGGTCTTACTTTCTCTACTGTTACTTCTGGTGCATCCGCTATAAGCGACGAAAATCCTGTCATGTTATCCCTTTCTATTCAAATCGAATAAGTGCCGTTGTTGCAGTGTTATCAGGTAATGTTACAGTTAGCGTTTGAGCTGCAATAGTTTTAACTGATCCAAAATCTAATACACATACAGAATAATTACTAGAACTACTATTATATATCAAAGCTCCTCTTGCGGAAAATGTGCCTGTCCAAGTAGTAGGAGAATCAAAAGTTATATACACTACGTCTGCAGTATCATCTTGTGTTACTGTAGCGCCTGTTAATGTATTACCCCCAGCTACATACCCTGTGCCTACTACTTCATTAGTAGTTGTATAAGCAGGAGTAGATGAATCTAGCGTTGCGTCATCAGTATATAAAGCTATTTTAAATGTGTCGGTATCAAAATCTATATCACCGGCTAATGATTTAGCAACAAAGGTATTAGTTATTCCTTGTATAATAGTTGCCATTAAACTGCACTCCCTCTTCTACCTTTAACCGGTATTCTAGCTTGTCCACTACGATAAGCATCACGAGTATTTTTACCTTCGCCTAGTCTAGTTAATTCTACTAGCGCTTGTTCATATCTATTGGAGTAGTTTGCTATTGTTTCTGGGTCGGCTTTGAGGTACGTAGCTGCTTCCAACAATGAACCATAAAGTAATACGGAACTATAATTATCTCCCAGCCAAGACGTACCGCTAGCGGCAGTAGTAATAGACTCAGGATAAAAAAAGTAATGAAGCTCAGCGCCATAAGCTTTATCAGGTGTAGGACCGAGTATAAATGTTGTATCATCGAAGACAGCATAATATTGTGGTTTTCCATAGTGAGCTGCATCAGTATCAGGGAATGATTGCCTAATAAAGTTAACATCTTTATTTATAAGAAAAGTATACTCATTAGTTGTATTATCAATAGCCGCTAAACTATAAGTAGCTAGCCAATCCTCTGGTACATTTAAATACTTGTTTGCAAAGTTAATAGTACCTGTATCGTTTCTTCTTAAGTCGGGAAGATTAACACCATTAAAGATTCTGTTTTCAGCTTGAGTTATAAACGTGTTTACATCTACTGTAGAATATTCATCTTCAGTATACGATTGTATTTGTGCGACTAATTCAGTATAAGTCATTGCTTATCCTTACGCCATAGGGCCGCGTGCTTTAGTGCCTTTAGTAGCTGCACCATTGCCACGAGTTTCTACGCCTGTTGTTTTAACATTTTTTTCAGGATAACCTGCCGTGTTAGGTACAGGAACCATTTGTGGTTGTGCATATCCATCTACCATTTTTGGTTTTCTTTCTTGATTTTCTTTAGCCATTTCTTTCTCCTAAGTTATTGTTATTGTAACAGTTCCTACTACTCCTGAACTTACTAAATTATTTCCCGTAAACTCATTAGACGGAGGTCTTGCTCCACCAACAGGTTCCCATCCCCATTGTATATCTCTTGACCCTGTTACGTTGTTGTTATTAAAACTCTGGTCAGGTCTTGGATCTCGCACTGCTTGAGGATCTTCTACTGGATACATCCCCTGCATATTCTGTGGTTGATCTGGGTTCCAACACTCTTTACAAGCTTTAATATTAGTATTAGTTTTTCTTACATATAAATCTTTTAGTTCTTTAAGCTTAAACTGAAAACCACAAACATCACAGTCAGCTATTGCATTCTTATTAGTTGTATACCTATTGCTCATTACTTACGTTTAGCTCTAGTTTTACCACGGATAGCTATACCATCTATCTTACATTTACCTTTACCTTTGACTGAACCACCATGTTCATAGCCTTTAACTTTGCCGCCTTTTTTCATAAAGCCCATTTTGTTACGAACACTTTTAGGTAAACTTGCAGCACCTTTATTAGGGGCAGCTTTTAATACTCCGCCTGCTTGAAGTTTTCTTTTTTTAGTTTTTTTAATTGCATTTTCAGTATCTCTACTTATTTTATCCCCCTCTCTATCGTACCTTGCTTTCTCTTCTGGAGTTAATTTTGCAAACTCTTCTAGTGACATATTTTGTTTTAATTTCTTTTTTACTGGATCTCCCATCTCAATCTCCTATATGTATGATGTTCTTGGTGCTACGGTTAAAGTTGCTTTTTCTCTATCTTCAGTTGAAGCCAGTAACCACTGCTCTTCATATTCTTGTTTTAAGAACTGTGTTCTTCCCCCTGCTTCTGGTATCTTCAAGCTTAAATAAAATGCTAGCCCTGCTACCATGCATGGTAAAAATCTAAATGGGATATGCTGTGTGTTAACACCTGTACCTGCATCATCAATTCTTTTTAACATCCAGTATACAAAAGTATAACTTGCGTCATTAGGAATGGGCCATAGAGTTATCTTAGGAATCTCTGCTTGTCTATCTATATAAACTTGTATCGGTCTGCCCGTGTCGTTCTTACTTGGGATAGATGCATAAGTAGGATTTGACACCCTAGAAATAGCTATGTCTGACTGAGTTGTTCCAGACCCAGTTCTTATGACTTGGCTCATGAGGTCGATGGTAGTCGCGGGCAAATCGTAAGTGGCTGTACCTGCAACTAATGGTATCTGTCCTTGTTCAACAGTCCACAAGTTTATGCCTCGGTTAGCCCACTCTATTGTAAGTAAATTTAAACTACGAGTTGCAGTTCTCAAATCATATCCTGTTCTTAACTCTGCACCACATCTTTCAAACGCTTCTTCTACAAGTAGGTTTAGATCTAAATTAAATGCATGTGTATTCGTTGTAGTCATTATGCTTTCTTCCTTGTTGTCTTTTTACGCCTAAGTGAAGCTACTCTACGTGGCTTCCCTGCTGGTTGCCCAAGTCTATTTTTTTGAGCTATTCTAGACTTCTTCTGTGCTGCTGTCATTTCTCCAGATGTCTTTGGAGTTTTACTAGAAACACGTTTAGTAGGTCGGCAATAAGGAGTTCCTCTGCCATCGCCTTTTTTCCTACCACAAGCTTTACCTGTCTTTACGTCCTTCCAGTCTTCTTTAAACCAGCGTTTTAAAGCAGCTCCTTTAGCTGTCTTTCGGACTGCCATTACTTTTTACCTTTCTTTTTTCTACACTTAGCAATAGCACCAGAAGCATAAGCACTAGGGAAGACCTTATAACTTGCTTTTACTTTATGATAGCAGGCATCTTTTACACTTCCGCCTTTTTTCATTTTACGAATTATACCCATTCCTCTAGATTTCATCATGCTTTAGGTTTCCTATGTCCATATCCTTTTTTCTTTAAAGCTAGATGTTTAGCCATAGTGGGAGCTTTTACACCTTTACCTGTTTTCTTATCGTACATCATATGCGATTTAAACGCAGGTTTTTTAGCTTTAGTCTTAGCTTTCTTTTTACATACTGAACAAGCCATTAAACCATACGACCTTTAGTTTTACCTTTCATAGCACAACCGTCAGCGCGTTTAGATGCTGAACTAACTTTTCCGCCTTTGTTATAACCTTTGACTTTACCACCCATCATCATTTTTTTACCTTTAGCTTTCATAGTAGCTCCGCCAGCTTTATAACCTTTTACTTTACCACCCATCATCATTTTTAATTCACTAACTACACGTTTCTTTTCATCTTTTAAATTTCTTTTGCCTTTAGCAGTGTAGCCCTTTTCTGCGTCAACGCGACCTAATTCTTCAAGGCGGTTCATTCTTTTAGTATTCATGCTTTTCTCCTTTTCTTTTTATTGATAAACTCTTTTCCTACTTTTTGTGGTACCCCTACTTTTTTAGCAAACTTTTTGTTTTTAGCTACTGCTTGCATAAACTTCTTTTGTTTCTTAGACTTAGGTGGCACTACTTATTAATCCTATTACTCGAAGCTTCAGGCTTTCTTGGTTTAGCACCTTCGTCTTCAATAACTTCTTTTTTACCAAATAGCTTTTGTACCGTATTGGTTTCCCAAATACGAATAATCATCCATATAATAGTAAATAGTGAAGCCAAGTGTGGTAGCCACGACATCATGGTACCTACTGCAGTGAAGATAGCCGATAGGTCTATCAAGTGTTTTGTCGTTTCATCCATTTTTAACATTTCCATCGTTTACGTGCTTGACGCAATCTAGAGTTTGGATCTTTAGCAGCTTTAGGAAACTTCTTCATTTGTCCTGCAGATCTTGCACAAAATGACTTACGTCTCTTTGCATCTTTAGAACCTTTCTTAACTTTCCCTGTTACAGCTGTTTTAAGTTTAGAACCTGGGTTTGCAGCTCGATAGGCTTTTACACCTTTCTTTGTCATCCCCGCTCCTGATTTAGTCTTTCTAAAATTACCTGACTTAACCGAAGTTTTGATTCCCATTCCTTTTTTTCTAGGTGTTGCCATCTATACACAATCCCCTAATGCTTCAAACCATCGCCTCAGTTCTTCGAGGCGATCATCGTTCTTAGTTGGTTTGGGCTCTTCGTCCATAGTTTATCCACAGAATACCGTTAATGATGTCACAGCTGCTGTTTGAGTTACTACTCCAAACGTTGTTTGTGGCTCATTTCCGTTAATTAAAATTCCGTCGCCTGGTAAAGCCATCTGTTGTGACTCTACGTTAGCTGGAGTAGCTATACTTAATAAAACTCTATCTGATGCTGCATTACCATTTAAGGTTAATGTAACACTACCTGCTCCTGCAGAACCTACAAAATAGAATCCTTTCATTCTAGTTCTAGGTAAAGCCATACCATCAGCAAGAGCGTTACCTATACTTACATTGGTTGCTACCGCTGCATCTGATGAAATACTAGTAATTCTAGAATAATAGTTTGTAGAAGTTGCGGTGCCAGTATCAACACCAGCTACAGTTTCAGTGGTTACAGACTGAGATAAATCCCCAGCCACATATCCAGTGATAGTAAATGTAGCGGCAGTTGCATCGCCCGCACAAGTAAATAGAATTTGATACCCAGCCCCATTATCTAGAGGCTGATTAGTAAGTAGTGTTATATCACCAGCACCACCAATAGCGGCTGCGGCTCTATATAACGTAGCTGAATAACTAGGAGTGACGGCCCATATATCTGTTGTTATAGCCATTGTCTATTCTCCTATTTAAGCAGTACGTGTAAGTGTGTAACCTGTAGCTGAACCAGGAGTTACTCCATCACCGCCAGTAAACATCAAAGTAAATTGAGCCATACCAGTAGCACCGTTAGCGACAACTACTCTACCAAAAGCAACTGCAGAAGCAGTAATAGTAGCGGCATCAGATAGTGATCCACCAGTACCTAAAGCAATTGTTACGTCGTCAGCCCCGCCTGTGTTATCTACTATAAAAGAAAATTGTTGTCCTCTTACCGCAAGCAATTGCTGAGAGACTCCTGTAACACCACCGGCTGTAGTAGTAATAGGTAGAGTGATAGTTGTTGCAGCTGCTGATGTGGATGTAATATATCCTACTTGAAGATTCTGTGCTGTAATAGTTGCTGTAGCATTGATTGCTACTGAAGGACCTGTTGGTACGAATCCGTTAGTTGAGGCAACGGGACCTGAAAATGTAGTTCTTGACATAATTGTTTCTCCATACAAAGTTAAG